AAAAAAAATCCATTTAAAGATGATTATGACTATAAAGATTACACGCCTTTTGTCGTAAACAGAGCTCTCTCGTATCATGTAGATTGTATATTGTATGCCAATGAAATGAATCTTTATCCAGAACTTGATAAAGATATGCAATATTTGTTTTATCTAAATATTATCCGAGGCATGAAACGAAAGTTTCAACCTTGGCAAAAAGCTGAAGTTAATAAAGACATTGATTCTATTAAAGAATATTTTGGTTATTCAAACGAAAAAGCCAGAGACGCTTTAAAGATATTGACTCCAGAACAAGTCGCCATAATAAAAGATAAAACAAATAAAGGCGGAGTTAAAAAATGAGTGAAGTGGATATATTTTTAGGACATGGTATTGAGATAAAATTAAAAGAAAAAGATGATTTTTTGAAGGTTCGTGAAACATTAACCCGTATCGGTGTTGCTTCTAAAAAAGACAGAATTTTATACCAGTCTTGCCATATATTACACAAAAGAGGCCATTATGCAATCGTTCACTTTAAAGAACTGTTTGCATTAGATGGTAAACCAACAGACATTTCAGAAAACGATTTATCTCGTAGGAATGCTATTGCGGTACTTTTGTCTGATTGGGGTTTGGTTGAAATCGTCAATAAAGCCAAAGCACAGACACCACCTCCAATTTTCCTATCACAAATTAAGATTCTTTCTCACAAAGAAAAAGACGAATGGGAACTTGTTACCAAGTATTCAATTGGTAAAAAACCAGGTAGTTATTGACAAATATTGTAATTTAGTGTATAAATATAAGTGTAGATGCCTTCGGGGTCTACACTTTTTTATTAACTCGCTTAACAAGGAGAAAATCTATGACAAGCACCCTCACTCTATTCCCACAATGGGATAAAATCCACAAATCTTTTGACCCTTTCACCATCGGTTTTGATGAAGTGATTGATAAACTTCAATCTATGCACACCGAAATGGCCAAAGCAACACCTGGTTATCCTCCATACAATATCAAACAAGTAAAAGAAAACAAGTATGTTATTGAAATGGCAGTTGCTGGTTTTGCTAAGTCTGATATTGAAGTTACTTTACAAGGCGACAAATTGGTTATCAAAGGAGTATCAAAAGATAATGAAACAGACGGTTCATACATTTTCAAAGGTATTGCTGGCCGTAACTTTGAACGTACATTTACATTGGCTGATTCGGTAGAAATTAAAGATGCTGAATTAATGAATGGTATGTTAAGAGTTTGGTTGGAAAACATGATTAAAGCACAGGATATGGTAAAAAAGATTACCGTAAAAGCCAAAGATGAATAGTTGGTGACCTGTATCTGGTAAATAACCGAAAAGAGGGCTTGACAGTCCTCTTTTTTTATGTTATAATGGTACTTTATAATGATGAAAGTGATAATATTATGAGTAATAAACTTGAAATGATGTTCACACCTCAAAAAAGACAATTTGAAGGTTCCAAGGAAGATATTGAAATAACAAAAAGTTTTCTTGTTAAAAAACAATGGGGTAATAAAGGATGTCCATTTTACCTTGAATGGCCTTATCTAACAATTCCTGATATGCTTAAGGATAAACTAACTAAATATTATCTTAATATCTATTAAGGAGTAGTTATGTATTGGGGTTACCATTTAATGTTAGATATAAAGGGTTGCGAAATTCAAAGAGCAACGGATCCAGAATACATTACACACTTCACTAAAGATTTAGTTCGTTTAATTGAAATGGTTCCTTATGGTGAACCACAACTTGTTCATTTTGCTGATGGAACAGATAAAGCAGGATGGACAGTATCACAACTTATTGAAACTTCTAATATTATGGGTCACTTTTTAGATATTAATGGTGACCTTTATATGGATATCTTTAGTTGCAAAGATTTTGATGAAACAAAAGTGGTCAAATCAATTGAAGAACATTTCAAACCAAAAAATATCAAACAAAGATTTTTCAGGCGTCAAGCATAAGTGTTGTAAAAAAACAACAGTTTACAAAATCTTCTTGACAAAACTCTTAAACCAGAGTATAATAATACAATAAATAGTCATGTGTGAGTAAGAACGGTATCATGCCAATTATTGGGTCAATTTTCTAAGGAGAGACCTAAATGAAGTTAAGTATAGTTGGTTGTCCCGATAAAGAGCGATTCCGTCCTTATGTCAAAAGGGCTATTTTATTCTATGCGCAAGAATTACTTACCGCAAAAATGTTGGAAAATATCTGTATCAAAGTTATCTTTAATAAAAAGATTGATGATGTTTATGGATATGCTTCCGTTGAAGAAAGAACAGATTTAGGTAAAGCCAGAAACTTTTTGATTGAAATGAATCCAAAGATTGGTGGAAGAAATATTCTTAAATCTTTAGGCCATGAGATGGTTCACATTAAACAATACGCTTATAGTGAAACCAATGATAACCTAACTCGTTGGAAAGGTGCTCATGTAGCAGAAGATTTGGATTATTGGAGTCAACCTTGGGAAATAGAAGCATACGGAATGGAAGGTGGTTTATTTCGTAAATTTGTAGTTCAAGAAAAATTATGGGAAGTATTTGAAGGCATTTGTAATCCAGATGACCCAATAGAGGAAGAACCTATTGGTTGGAAACAATATCAATAAGTGTTGTAGAAATACAACACATCTGTAGTAAAAAAACAACAGTAGTAAAATAATGATTGACTTATTCGGTGGTTCATGTATAATGGTTGTATATTAAGTAATAACTGTTCTTTAAAAATTCATGTTGTAAATGTTGTAAATATGCTCGGTTCATCTAGCGGTTAGGATATCGCCCTTTCACGGCGGTCACACCAGTTCGAATCTGGTACCGAGCGCCATATTGAAGCACATTATTCCCTACCTGCGAGAAGCGGCGCTTGGTCATCCGGACCCTGACTTGAAAAGTGGAATCTCAATAGTGTGCTTCAATATGGTTTGTTAGATTAGTTGGTTAAATCGCCTCCCTGTCACGGAGGAGACCATCGGTTCAAGTCCGATACAGACCGCCAAGTTTTGGTTCTAGGATATAGCACGAAGAAAGCCTAGATTAAATGGTATCCCATGAGTGGGGCCGGCCAATCAGTTGTCATAAGTTGCCGAGCTTTAAATCGGGGGTTATCTTGCTCTGCTTACGCAAGTGGGTTGTCACATTACCCTTATTAATTGACAATGTTTGCCATTACATATCGGGAATATGGCTAACGATGAATTCCAATCGGGGGCTTCTATGACAGGAAGTAGCCCGTCCTAATTTTAAGGAGAGTAAGATGAAAAAGAAAGATTCTACTCCCAAAGAACGAAACTATCTTGTCAAATTGGCATTGTTTCGTAAAGCGGGTAGTCATAAAAAAAGTAACAAAGCTTTAAGACGTAAAGAGAAATCTAAAAAATTGTATCCTATTATGTGCATTAATTTGAGTTATTGTATATAATAGGATACAATTGCCCCATTAGCTCATCTGGTAGAGTAACTGATTTGTAATCAGTAGGTGGTCTGTTCGAGTCGGACATGGGGCACCAGTTTTGTAGTAACTATCGTGATGATATGTAAAAGGTGTTGCGGAACCACGCAAGTGGCGTTAAATATCGAAGCGCAAACTAATATGATTGTGTTCATGCCTACTACAAATTCATTATGCAACGGTGGCAGAGTGGTCAAATGCAACGGCCTGCAAAGCCGTAAAGCCGTCAGTTCAAATCTGACCCGTTGCTCCAAAGTATACCAAAAAGTCGCTTGACTTTTGATATATATAATGTTATACTAGTATCTACTGTTGAGAAACAGCAAGTTGTGACCGTCATAGAACCGAGTAATCTGGTATGATGACCCCGCAAACGGTAAGCGGGATTTTTAATTTAGTGTTATCAAGGTATCGTTAATAGACGTATTAACTATTCGGGTCTAACTGGCGAGGAATAGGTCCTGAGATAACTGCTTATTCGCTATGGGATGGAAGCACCAGACCCCTAAATCGAGCAGATAACATTAAATTAAGAATATGCGGTGGGTTGGAGAACAAATTGAGATTCCCTCTTAATTATCTTTGTGCAACTCAAAGACACCGCTCCACAATTTCTATTGCGGGATAGTGAAAGAGTATCACAATGGCCTCATAAGCCTTAGTTCTTGGTGCAAATCCAGGTCCCGCTACCAATTAAATAGATTTTCCTGTTTTATCAACACCAAAACCTAAAACACATCCAAAATCATCTTTGAATTCAATAATAGTCCATGTTCCATTTTTTTCATTTTTGAATACAATGATTGTAGATTCGTTGGTCATTTTATTTTTTGAAATTAATAAAGGTGTTTCTTCG